TAGTCGCATTGTGTAAGCAACTGGGCATCCTCTACGACAACGCCCATGACGCCCTCGCGGACTGTCTGGCAGCGGCCGAACTCTACAAGCAACTCTTGACTTTCGATGCCTGATTTACCCACCCAAATGACTGATACCTTACCACCCTTCAAAGAGGGTCGTGACCGGAAATCGCATTTCGAGCCGGACGGTACACTCATCTACGCACGGGAAGAAGGCGACTGGGAACCACCCCGAGCGATTGATGGGTTCGAGGCTGATCCTGACAATCCATGGCGGCTCAAGCCGCTCTGGGGCTCCTGTGTGGCCCGCCTGCACACAGCGGTCCGATTCCCAGCCTGTGGCTGCATCGGCCTCATATCACGCTGTAGCGAGCCCAGAGCCCTCTTCATGCAGCGTGTGACCTTTGAGGTGTGTGAACAGTGCCCCATCACGGAGACCAATCATGCCCTGTGACGACTGCCCTGAACACGCTGCCCCTGACAATCCCCAAGGCACTGCTCTCATCGTTTACGCAGGCGGGCCGCCCCACACCTCTTTCGCGGCCGTGGCCCTCACCCTGTCAGATGACGATCCGGCCGTGGTGACCAAATGGAGCAAGCCAAAAGTTCACCCCAAGGGCGAGATCGAGTACCAACAAAATGAAGCGGAGCCGCCGGAGATTGAAGGCTATCAACGTGATGCCTCGAACCCCCGGCTACTCCGCCCTGTCTGGCCGCATTGCAATTGGCGATGTCTCCATGTCTGGCGAGCCGATGACGGTCAAGTCCGGCTTACGGCCGGCTGCCTGACCCCTGCCTCAAACATCAAGCCTTATGTGATTCTCTCTCTGGCTCAATGCCAAGAGTGTCTGAACCTCCCTACTCAGTCCCCTCCGAAACCGGAAGGGACTGACCATCCATGACAAGTTTGTAGACTCGACAGTCCGCAAAATCTGTCAACTTGCATCGAGAGACAAACACTCCGAACTGTCGGAGTTCCTTCCTTGTCGCCTCTGACAACGCATCATTCATCGTATCCTTAGCCACCATATCCAGCAACTCTTGCAACGTGTGGCGTGCAATAACGCTCACGACGGCTGCTTGTGTGATGTCGTTGATCGTTGAGTCTACATCCCAGTTGGTCTTACCGATAGCCTGCACCACGTCTCTGATCTTGTAAACCACCACCGTACCAATGACAATCTTCTTGTGGTCCTTGGTAGTCAACACTTGCTTTGGGAGCGCAAGCGTTTGACGGGCAGTAACAATGATCTCGATCTCTGTTACCAGCGGCCAGTAGACATGGAGCCCGGACAACATCGGAATGACCTTACTACCATGTCGCCATTTGACTCCACCGTGAGTCGCACGCACAATCAAAATCCGAGGTATGAAACTCAAGAGGGCATCGAAAATCTGCCCAAGCCAAGCGAAGGCTGTTTCCATGTCTCTCCCCTTACTCATCGTCCCGCAAGAAGGCTGTGCCAGCAGCCCACAGTTCGTGTTCGTCCGACCATTTGAAGTCAAAGATTTCGCCTTGTGGATGGTCGTCATTCCCGATCAATAGGTCTTTCTTGAGCATCAACTTTTTATCTTTATTCAGCCCCATGATAAAGCTACTCAAGAGGGCGTAAGAAGACGGCGAGTCCTCGCTGTCGATGATATGAGTCTTCCGAATGTCAATAACCTGAGCCGTTTGCAATGCTATAGGCGGACCGGGATTAGTTGGTTCAGCCATGAATGAACGGAGATTCAGACGTGGCTTCGAGCCCCCGGAGACCTCGGCATAGTTCGGCAACACTCCAATATCCTGTGCGGTATAACCCACATCTGTCGGGTGCCGATCACCAATGTCACTCTGCGGGCGGTAGACCACGTTAGGGCCGCCAACAATAACAATATCACTGGCTTCGATATCCTCAAAATACCCTATCGGCAACGTACCGGTCGCGCCCATCCCCTCACCACCGCCGCCGGCATCGCCAGCAGCAATCTCATCGGGCGGAGGCCATGTCAAATTGAACGCAAGGCCGGACGGCCAGAACCAATCATACTTCGACATCTGACCCGCTTTAACCGGAACAAGACAAGTGAAATCAATCAAGTTGGTCTCAGAATTGTAAGTCGCCTCCTCAACTAACGCCTTGATTGAACCACTGGCTACGTAACCCTGCGAGAAGTCAAGCGTCACACAGTCAAAAGGCTCAAGATTCAGTTTGTTCAGGAAAGTGCTGAATCGAATCCGCTTCCATGTATTCGAGTTCCGAATCAACCAGAACGTGGCCGCCTTGTAGATGGTGTCAGGCTGATTGTAGATGTACCAATCGTAGCCCTCCTCTTGCACCCCGTAGCGATTGACATTGTGTCGCAGAATGATGGTCTGCTCACTTCGGTCCTTCTCACGATCCGTGATGCCTGGTGACCAACGCATTCGCCATCCTATCTTCATCTTCGTGACCAAATCCTCCGTCGTGGTCAACTCCACTTGCACACCCTCTTCGGCGTCAATATCGCTGACGGTAATCGTACCATCGCTATCAGGTTCATCCGGGAGGTACTTGATGAAAAACTTTCCATTGTTAAGCCACAGGGCGCAGCGGGCTTGGAAAGCAATCTCTTGCAATATCTGGACAGTGTTCTTTCGCTCCAACACTGGAAAGTTCACCGGGAAGGCATCAAGTTTACCACGCACATACTCGAATGAATCATAATCGTACGTCAAGTCAGTGAAATGTTCGATTATGTAAATCAAAGTGTCAATCATGTCAGGACCAACAGCAGCATGTGATCGAAACGTCACATAGAGATCGTCAGTCCACCCTTGATCGGCATACGAACTCAACGGGCGCTCCGTGACAATCTGAACTGTCTTGAGAGTCCCGTAGTCGACATTCTGCACAGTGTAATAGCTCGACGGTACATCAACCAAACGTCGCTCCCCGGGAAACTCTTTGTACGCTCGAACCGCTAGGACAGTCCCAGGGTTGTAGGTGTAGAGTGCTGCTACGATGTACGTGATCGGCTCGGAACTGAAAATACGTACCGTGGCACCGGGCTCCGCCCAGAATTGCTGTGGAATCGCGTCATCTGACATACGCGAAGCACGGCCGCCACTACCTGCAATGATGTAACCATGTTGACGGCAAGAGCAGCCAGTCCAGCGCGCATTCCCGCAATCACACGGAACTGGGATGCGATAGTCGTAATCAGTGACACCACCTCCCGGGGAAAGAGAATACGGGCACGTCTCAAGCACATCATCAGCTTGATTGTCCGCCTCAGTGTCTCCATCCGGCCATGATCGACTTGAAACATGAAAATCCTGCTCAGAAAAGTATCCCACAAAAAGAGCGCCGTTGATCTCAAGGGTTAAAGTTTCCCCCTGGGGAAAATCCTCACCACCGAGAATTCGCAACGGGTTACATCCCAAGCCTTGAGCCGCAGCCTCCGTGACTCGTCGATTACGCTCCCAACTCGCGCATGCCGCTTGCGAGGCGGCATTGGAAAGAATCTGACCTTGCTGATCTTCGAGAAGATTGATTTGATCGAGCAACTCTTCCGACTTACCTGAGTCGTAGCCTCGATAACAATACATGGCACACCACAGTGCGCTGGACTGGGCAGCGATCAGTGCAAGTGATACATAGATGCTGGAGTCAGAATTTTGGCCATCACTAAAAAGAGACATGGACGACAAGTAGTCTAAGCCCGAAATCACTCCGACGCCGCACAAGGTAGTGCCGGATACAGCCTCATTAACCTGGAGAGCAGGGCTATCTAACACAGTTCCGAAAATCATCGGCCAGGGTTTACCTACCATCGCAGACGGCAGCCACTCGAACTGACCCTCTTCAGGGCTAAAGCCAACTTCCTTGTCTTCAATCTGTGAGATGACCGTGAACTGGATAGATCGCTCGCGCTCATCCCATACAATTGGTGAGCTAATCTTGCCGGCAAAGAGAAGGAACTTGTCGTCCAAGTTCAACCCTTCAAACCACTGATACACACGAGCGGTTCGCTTATGAATATCTGAGGCATCGAAAATGGCTTTGATGCTGCCGTCCGTGTCGTCCAAAGTCACTGTAATCTGTTGCGACGAAACATTGTTGGAGACGCCAACGACATTATCAAGATTTCCGACTTGCAGAATCTTACCGAGAATACTACCCACAGTGCGGTCACCGTACCATTTTGGTGTGGCGTCCTCCTGCCAATCAACTTGCAACAGAATGATTGGTTCGCCGCCATGAGTCTGTGTCAGTTGGGCTAAGCCGTTAACTGAAATTGAGCGTACCATTACTGTTCCTCTCCCTCGAACTCGATGTCGATGCTCACCGTCTCGCCACGGGGCATCGGAGAAATCGCCGGGGCCGCCCGGCTTTGCGTTTCAAATTCAAACGGATTGCTTGTGAAGTAGCCCACCCAAGTTCGATTGCGGTGGTCAACAATCTTGATCTGCGAAGCGAAATACGCGATGAAGAAAGCCCGCACCTCCAAGCCCTTGTTTCGTGACAACTTGAATGTCCATTGAAGCTTACTACGCGCACGGCGTTTCACGTAAGTGTAACGTGTCCCATCCATCGCGGTACGCCGCGAGACGGTATTCAAATTCGTCTCTTGATCCGAGAATGTCGGATTCGGCATCACAGTCATGGTCTGGGATGCGGGGTATGGTGCTGTCATCCGAAACATGCTTCACCTACTTAGGGGCCTGGGTCATACGTCGCCATCTCGCCTTCAAACTCGAAGCCGACTGAATACTTACAACCGCGACCATCCTGAACAACTGGTTTCGACAAATCGGTGATGATTCCCCTCCAGAATCGATGCTCCCAATCCAGCATCCCGATCTCCAAGCCGAGATGGGCATTCATGAATGTGTGGAGTCCACTAGCCTCAGCTTGTGTGAGACCTGAGAAATCAAGCACGAGTGTTTGTATCACGGGCCACATCGGATCGGCATAAACAATCAGTGTGCCACCTCGCGTCTCACGACTCACACGACTCATCTGAAGCTTGTCACGGTTACCAAGATTCGGGGCCCGCAGCGTCAACGTGTCACTGAAAGGGCCCGTTACCGGATAGACCAGTTGAAATGGAACCGTGATACCTGGAATCGGACCATCGAGTTCAAGTGGCGGTGGCGTCGGCGCAGACGACGGACCGGAGCCTGCAAACGGGTGATACTCGTAGAGATAGTCTTCCAGTCGATTGTACCAAAGAACCGATTCGCTCAGTACAATCGAGTCACTGGCTTCGAGGTTACGAATAACATTGCAAGTCGCCGAGTCAGACAGACTCAAACTGTCTGCCAGAAGCTTAGTTGTCACGGCCTCTGCCGTGTCAATAACAGTGAGGTCATCAGAAGCAGTAGGCGTTATGTTCGTCCGGGCCTCGTCCGATAGTGACAGACTATCCGAAGCAGAGGCAGCAATCGCGGCGGCCAGAATTTTGATGGCCACAGCCTGCTCACCGAACGACAGATGATCCTCAGCCTCTTTCGGATCAGAGTAGGTGACCGATGTTTGAGCCGTGTCTTGAAGACCGACATAAAACACCGTCTCTTCCAAAGTCGCAGGGTCAACCTCAATGTGCTCCGTCTGGAGTGCATCGGACGCTGTGACCCGTTGAAAACCTGGCCAAGCGTGCTCAGCAAGAGTTGTAATGTAATCTCGCGCCGAAACATTCCTGACAATGTTGTACGATGCCACATCCGTGAGAGCCAGCATATCGAGAGCATCAACTCGATCCCGAACCCCCTCGGCAACGTCCGTGAGGTAAAGCAACTCGTCGTAGGCCACCTTTGAGTAGTCAGCCGTCGCGGTATCTGTTATGACCAACGTGTCAGTCGCATCGTGCAGCAATCCCGCTTGATCGGCCAAACTTAGAGCATCACTCGCCGAGACATCAATCTCGCGTTCCAAATTCGCATCGTCGATCAAGATCAAAGTGTCGTAGGCATCAACACCGCGAACGATAATGAAAGTGGCTTCATCCGTCAGAACCAGGGTGTCCGCAATCAAACGAACAAGCTCAAAATCAGCCTCATCCTCCAGAACCAAAGTGTCTTCGGCAACTCGACAGTAATCACCGACCGCAGCATCAACGAGACTCAAGGTATCGGAAGCTGCTCGCTCAGCAACAAAGCCCGGTATGGTGGAATCGGCGAGCACCAACGTATCGCTGGAGGTTCTCGAAAAGACCGTCACACAAGTGGCCGAATCGCTCAGAGTCAGCGAGTCACTAACACCAAGAATCAGATCAACAGTGGCCACATCACTCAGCACCAGAGTATCTGAAGCCGACTGTATTCGGTTAGCTTGATCGGACAAGACCAACCAGTCGATGCCCTCGCCAATCATAATGCGAGATACTGTAGCTTCGTCATCCAACGTCAACGAATCGGTCGCGCTGCGAAATACTTCAGCAACAACAGTCGCGGTACCACTCAACACCAAAGTATCAGTCACCGAGCGGGTTACTTCGACATCAGCGATAGCTTCATCAATCAAGACTAAAGTGTCTATCGCCGGGCGAACATACTCACCCACGGCCTGATCGTTCAGGGCTACGGAATCAGACGCAGAAACCTCATAAATACGACGGACCACTTCTGTGAAGCTCAAAGTATCTGATGCCGTGACTCCAAACTCCCCCGTCACCAGAACTTCTTCACCCAATACAAGAGCATCAACAGCATCAACATAGTAGAAGGTAACTTCGACCGCCAAAACCCCTAACTGGAAGTAGAGCCCGGGAAGTGTGTTGATCGTGGCCAGCATTCCGGTCGGGCCGGTAGGTAACGGTTCTGGTTCAACATACTGGTTCGCTGGATCGCCAATCTGCATGGTTCGTCCAAGAATCGAACTCGAAGAACCGAGGCGACCAGTCAGCGTAGGAATAAAGACGCCTGGAGTGACTGAAACCGGCATTCCAAGAATAAGAGTCGAGCCCGCTAGTGATGACTTGATCGTCCCCAACTGACTCGTAAAGCCACGATGCACATTGTGAACGCAAACCTCGATCCACTGCGCCGCAATGCGCAACTCCGGCTCGAAATCATAGCCAGCGGCAATGACTTCAGCCCACTGTGAAGTCACACGTAGATCAGGCTCAAAGTCGTAACCCGAAGCAACCACATCGATCCATTGCGATGTGACGCGCAGATCGGAAGCCGTGAAATTACCCGTTGCAACTTCGGCAAATTGTTGTGTTACCCGTAATGCCATGTACCCGGCCTGTTGTTAGCTACCCACTTCAATTCCAAACTTCGCGGCATTGACACCACCGGATGTCCACAATAAACCCGTGGCCGGATCAGTGGCAAGAGTTCCAAGGATGAGCCCATACTCATCCCACATGAGCTTCTCAGTCAACACATCCACTTCAGAAGCATCACTAAGGCATTTAACATCTAGTGTCAATGCTTGCGGGTTAGTGACCCGTGTGACTGTCGCCACCTGCACCGCTTGGATCGTAGCCCCGCTGTATTCACTCGGAAGCGATTCGTAGGTGAACAAATCCCTATCAGTCGGTGTGTCCGAATGCAAGTAATCAGCATTAGTCCAGACAGCGGCATCAGCAGGACGTACCGGACCATCGCTAATCGCATCATAATGTTGAATCGCGCCTGCCACACCCCAACCAACCGAATGATCGCCAACAGGCCACAACACTGGAATCTTCACGTCGCCAAGGAAACCATTATTCTCGGACCCCTGGTCGCTGCAAATGTAAACATCGTCAATGATACAGCCTGAATTACTCCACCCAAGCATGGCTAAACTGGTATAACCGTCCCAACTTTGATACGCCATGTCCACGCCCACGCCCTCAGCAACAGTTTCACCATTGATACGTAACTCGTAGGCGCCATTCGCGCCGCCCCTGGCGAGAACATAAAACTCGATGTAATACCAGCGACCAGCTTGGAGGCCGGCATCATAGAGAGGCATTCCGTTGAGCAATCTCAACCCGCCGGCAGCAGTAAGCTGAAGCTCGAATTGGGTATCGTTGATCGTGTAGTATCGTACCGGAGTGCAAGTACTAGGTGTCCCCAAAAGCTTCAAAGCGAAGCCCATGTACACATGGTTCGATCCAGAATACAACGCTGGAAAACGAAGATACTGCGTCGTATGACCAAAGTATATCCCAGTGCCTCGGGCTCTACCTTGAGTAGCATAGCCATCGGGAGGAGAGGAAGTAAGCGATCTCCCCTGATAGCGCTGACCAAGCGCCCACGAAGCTTCATTGGTCGAAGCTGCTGGATCAATCCAATCGAAACCATCTAACCACAACTGTGACATGTTAGTCCACCCCTACTTTAATTCCGAATTTCGCAGCGTTAACACCAGCCGGTGTCCACAGCACGTCAGTATCCGGATCAGTTTCGAGCACCCCAGTTAGGATTCCATATTCATCCCACATCAACTTCTCCGACGCCACATCAGCCTCAGTCGCATTACTATCACACAAAACAATCAATGTTTTCGCTTGAGGATTAGTGACTCGTGTCACAGTCGTTACTTGGACTCCTCGAATCGTCGCTCCACTATACTCACTGTCGAGAGCGGAATAAGTGAACAAGTCTTTCGTGTCCAACACACTCGCGTAAAGGTAGTCGGTATCATCCCATACCTCACCACCGACGGCCACAACCGGAGTTTCATCCACCGCCTGATAATTCGTCCCCACCCCAGAAATCGACCAGTTCGAGGTGTCATCCCCATCAGGTATAATGGCCGGGATTTTCACATCACCTAAAAAGGTGTTGTTTATCGAACCCTGATCATCGCAAATGTAGATGTCGTCAACGATCGTGCCAAAATCACTCCAGCCAAACTGAAACAGATTGGTCCAACCATCCCAACTCCTCTGCGCCATATCAACACCCGTGCCCTCAGCAATAGTCTCACCATTGACACGAAATTCGTAGGCGCCTCCGGAAGACTTGGCAAGAACATGAAACTCAATATAATACCAGCGGTCGACTTTGAGACCGAAGTAAGTAAAAGGCATTCCATACGTCAGACGAACCAAGCCATCGTCAGACAACTCTATACCGAATTGAATATCGTTGTACGTATAGACTTGAATCGGGAAGCCATTCGCAGGCGGACCAAGAAGCTTAATAGCAAAGCCCATGTACATGTGCTCGGAACCCGGGTTCAATGCAGGATACCTCAACCACTGACCCCGATGACCCCAACTCAGCGCACTCCCGCCATTACGCCCAGCCGTCATAGTAGCGTCCGGAGAACTGTAGATAAGATAATCCTCCAAATACCGCTTTCTGAGTGCCTGTCGCAACTGCAAAGTGGTGGACGTGATATCAATCCAGTCAAAACCTTCAGCCCATAGGAGTGCCATGTTAGTCTACCTCCACACCAAATTGTACTGCATTGAGATTCGCTTCTATCCACGCCGCGCTGGTGTCAGGATCAGTCTCCATTATATCTTGAATCTGAGTGTAAGTAGCGCTTGCGATATTTTGAGCAGGGCGGGGGTACTCCGTCCCGCCAGACTTGACTTGTTGGATCAAATCGAGAGCCACATCGTCCTGTCGCGGTGAGGTGCAAAGTTGAACCCCATGCACGTCAGTCAAACCAGCCGGAACATCCTCGTAAGTAAACAAGGTCTTCTGACCAGTCGTGCCAGAAAGATAGGTGGTGTCATCATCAACAGGTTCATTCTCGTCAACCAAAGCGTAGCTATCACTCCCTCCAGAAAGCGTCCATTGCTCATCGGCTGTATCGCCATCCGGTTTCAAATGGAAAACACGAAGCGGTCCAAGGAAATCAGCACCAGCGCCCTGCGCAACGTACATGTCATCAATCCGACTATCACCCGAACCCCAAGAGTACCAACGAGCGCCAATGCAACCATTCGGTGTATGAATTTCGGTATCAAGACCTGTCTCAGAAAGAACCGTCTCACCATTGATGCGAATTTCAACAGTTCCAACCGAATTGTCGAAATAGACCTTGACCTCAATATAGAACGACTGTTGCCTGTAACTTCGGATCGTTGCAGGTATGACCGCAATGTGCCAACCCTCAGTCCGGTAGTAAATAGTCCCATCACTGTGCAACCACAATGCGCCCTGCTGTTCGCGTTCGCTATTGATAAAAGTGAAAACACAAATGTGATCGGTAGCCACAGAAGTAAAACGAACCCGAAATCCCGTCACCCACGTTCCGGATATGTCGCTCGGTACAAGGGCTGGAGTTTCAATCCACTGGCCGGCTTCACGAAACGACAATGCCTGCCCCTCCCCGAAAGCATCGTCAGTGATGATGGCATTAGGACTCGTGGTAACATTGACATAAGCGTATCGCTTAGCGAGAATATTCGCTAACTGCGCATCAGTGATACCAGTGCCAATCCAATCGAATCCTTCAATCCAACGCAATGCCATTAGCCCAAACTCCAATGCTTGAGGTACGTGTGGTGTTCGTACACGTTACTGGATCGATCATGACCGAATCCAATTCTATTCCCACCGTTACTGAGGTAGGCGTCCCGCGCTTGTGACAAAAGTTCAAGCCAATTCGTACCATCGACGCTGAGATAAAACTTGTGATTGACGCTATCGTCCGCAAACCGAAGCCAAACGACATCACTAAGTAATCCTATCGCCGTCCAATCAACGGGATGAGGAGCATCGTACGAACTATAGCTGTCCATGTGAGCAACTTGGATTCCTGGCTGCGCATCATAGCGATGATGTACGACAAGAGTTACCAGCTTACCATCACCGCTGTTCTCGATAGTGATCCCGCATCGCGGATATGTTGTCCCCGTCTGACGCCACAGCACTGAAAATGCGGCTGTCAACACATAAGGTGTTGATGGAGGTGTTATGTACTTCCCGCGAAGCTGGCTTCCAGAGCCTCCGTCAGCCTTCAACAGAATACTACCATCCGCCACGTCCACCGTGCTCGCTTCTCCACCTTGATTGTACCAAGTGAAATCAGCGGCTGCGGCAAGGTCACCATTCGCTTTGAAAATACGGAAAGGCGGAGTGTTGTCAGGAATATAAAGCGCACAGAAATCAGACAGGTGTTTTTGCAACGAACCTTCAGTAACAATCACTCGCACAATCTGCGCGTCGGCGTGCTCAGCCGGCGTCGTGTTTTCGATGCCGCGCTCGACAGTCAACACGTGAGTGGAGCGAGCAGTCACAAGCAGCAACTCCGATTCAATGAGAATCCGAAAATCGCCCTCAGCCGGAAACTCGGAACCATCGTCCAAAGTAAGACTGGTCGCTCCTGATGAAATCAAACCGTCAAGCGTCGATTTCGTATTATTGACATAGCGTTCTTGTCGCATGATTTCTTACTCCTCGATCCATGTTGAGTACGAGGCATAAATCCCCATACTTTCTGAATCATTACCAGCCAGACAAAGTTCGTCAGGGCCTTCGTCTGACATCCAACCAGCCCACGCTTCTGAATGAATCTCAATCCAATTGAAACCGTCCGGACTAACGTAGGCTTTCAAATTGGTGCCGTCATTTGCGACTTTCAACCAAATAAAGTTTCCAGTGCCACCGAAAAGCTCACCAACATCACCAAGGAAAGTCGTTGGATCAGTCCACTTTTGAACCCTGACGCCCGTATGGCGAAAAGCTAACACAAATAGCTTACCAGTGTCACTCTCACGGTAGGCGATGCCAAAGCATCCTGCATCCGCCGATACAACACCGCGTACTGAAACAATGAGCGCTGAGGGGGAAGCCGGAACTACCGGCGCAGCTTTCTTCCAAACACGAAGACTGGGAGAACCCGATGGCGGCACATACAAAGAGACACCGCCATTACCGTAGTCTACAAGAGTCGAACCACCTTGATTGATTGCGGCAAAACTGGAGGCTGTTAAAATACCACCAGCCTTGTCAACCAGTGTATTCGCTAACGGCGCATCACTCTCACCGAAAAGCGGAACACTATTCTGGAGATGACGCAACAAGCTTCCTGCCGTCAGAATGTGAGCCACAATTGCGCCATCACTATGAGGTGTGGCATCAGACCCTTCGTAACCACGGACACAAGTGAAAGTGTCACCAGTGACCGATGTGACTTGAATGATCTCCCTATCCACAATAATAACAAAATCACCGACACTCGGAAAAGCCGAAGCATCCGAAACGGGAATCGAAGTCACGGAGCCATTTATAGCGCCGGACAAAGTGGTGATTGCGTTATTGACAATCTGTTCTCGCGCCATGATTTCTTACTCCTCAATCCAGGTTGAAAAGACTACTTGACCGTCGGCGTCCTCAGCCAAAATGTTGCCATGCAAACCGATTTCATCCGGAGTGGCCAACCAATTTGTACGAGACTGAGTGAGTAGAGTAAGCCAATTCTGCCCATCAACACTGTATCGGAAAATGTGGTTAGTAGTGTTGTCTTCAATCTGCAACCAGAGAGGAGAAGAGATGCCAATCTCTATCGCCGCCACATCACTATCCCAAACTGTCGGGCTAGTCATCTTGGAAACACAAATCTGACCAGACACCGCGAAGCTCAAGAGGAGCAGTTTAACCCCACTTGCATCACGAAGACCGATTCCAAAAGTCGAACCCTGATCCAAACCCACGTCACGAGGCATAATCCACCGTGGAATCTGAGCCGTCAACGTGTAAGCTGGCGTTGGAGCCGCACGCTTATAAAAGCGAACTGAAGTGGCCGACGGGCCGGGCACAAACAGAAGCAAGCCACCGCTATTGTAATCCGTCAGCGTTGAAGTGCCCTGATTCACAGCAGTGAAATTGCTGGCAGTCAAAACAGCATCGGCGTCATCGACAAGGTAATTTGATTTGGGTAAAGCTGAGTCATTGAATAGCGAAACACCATCACGAACGTATCGTTGGAGACCTCCAACAGTGATAATCTGAATAACAGAGACCCCATCTCCGTGAGTCACCCCTGTGGTATTCTCCCGCGCCCGCACAACAGTAAACGTATTGCTCGACACACCAGTGACAAGCATGATTTCATTATCGACCACAATCCGGAAGTCACCTTCCGCCGGAAAGTCTGCCGCGCTAATCACATCAAGACTGGTCACCGCAGCGTCAATCTGCCCGTCAAGGGTTGACGCTGCGTCATTAGCGAATCGTTCTCGGCGTGACATAGCAAATCCTCATGTAAAAGAAATAGGCCGGATCGGGCCGTGAAGCACCGACCCGGCCTTGGCGAGGGAGAGTTCCCTACAATACACGTCGGTTACGCACTGACCGAATACGTCACCTTCAACTGGTCGTCATCCTGGACTGTCACCGCTCCCGATGCGAAACCGGTAACACACCAGAGGATGTTTTCGTTGGGCGGAGAGCCCGCCGTATTGTCGCCCTTGGTGGCCGCATTCGGACCGCCGGCCAAGAACAAGCCGTACACCGCGCCTGAAGCACTGATGGTAAAGACCACCGGAGAGGCATTAGTGATAACTTGACTGGCCGCCGCACCGGGCGTCCAAGCAGGTCGAGTCGATTCATCGTAGCTCTGCCACGAGTCCCAAACATTGGAGCCATTGATCTGAGCATACGTGTCACCGACCGCCGGAGATGGGGTTGGGTCTGCGTTATCCACAAGTCCCAAGTACCACGTCTCGTACCGCGCATACGTTGCAGCAGCATTAAACATCGTGTTGAAAAGCCGATTCTTGGCTTCGTTAGTAATCAGGTTAGGTGCGTGATACACACCAATCCTCTCACCCGCCCGCCAATGCGCAACCCGAAAGGCACCTCTCGGACGCAGCATGTCAAAAACTTTCCTGGCGGGGCGGATTATTTCACAGGCCGCACCGTCTTGGATCGCCAGTCGATCATTACCCATGGTAATTCTCCTTGTTACAAAGTTGTAGTACCGCGCCGCAGTTCGCGTCTTAACTGAACGGCGATGGACCTAGCCGTTTGACGGCCCGTGTCGCCGCCCTTAACAGTCACATTGATGTCGCCAATGTTAGTGACGCTCCCACCTACACTACGGTAAGTGGGCTGAACATTAGCGTTCATCGCTACAAGCTGCGAAGCGAATCTACTCGTCGCTTGCGCGTTCATCACATATTCCCCGCGCGCTAACCACGCAGGCACCACATCCGTGCCCACCGGGCCACCGGCCGCTAAGTAACGACCAACCCGGCCTCCATGAGCCGAAAGCTCAGGCGCTGCCGGTGTCTGCACTGACATCGACGCCGCCGCCAAATCCCACATCGCTGAAGCCGCTGCTGAAGTCTGCGTCGTCAGGCTGGACATACTAATCTGCGAAACCGCCGCAACACTAGTTCGAGCGATACCCGCTTGCTCTTGGACTTGCTGGGCCGCACCCCTGGCCTGTTGAAGAGCCCCCTGAGCATCTTGAGCCTTCTGAAGAGCTTCTTGCAACAGCGTCCGCAATTCACTCGCCTCAGTAGCACGCTGCTCCAGACCAACCCCACCCTCCGGCCCTCGGAGTCCTTTAAGCAACTTCGCCTTAGCATTAGCCTGTGAAGCCGCTGCGGCAGCATCCTGTATGTACGCTTCCAACACCGCCTGAACATCGGCAGGTGGTTTGATCTGTTCAATGTAATCGTCATAAGCCGCCTTCAAAGCAGCAAAATCACTCACATCCAAAGCAGTCGCAGGCACAAGAGAATAACGATCCACAGCCGCTAAGAAATTCTCAACAACATCTTTCAACACCGGCTCAGACCACGCTGTCATACCAGTGATATCGTAATTCTCTGGACTTAACCCTATCTCCACCCACTTGTCAAGATCGGCTTGGGCATTTTTCTGATGCGCAGTGATTTGCTGATTAGCAACTGATACCGCATCCGACATTTCAGCATATTGCCGAAGAATAGCATTTGTCTTACCAAGCTCACTGGAGAGAATCGACAGTGTCTCCTCGGCGCCCGCGCCTTCAACCATTTCTTGAAGTCGGGGTGGGAGTTGAGGAATAACCGTGTCCAACATGACACGAACGGCTCCAACACCTTGCTCAATCTGCGAACGGAAGTCAGCAAAAGTCGCAGGCAACGCAGTAAGCCTCTGCACCTGCATCTCGGTAACGCCACCCTCAAGAGCAGTCTGTACACGCTGCTGAAGCTTATCAAAAGCCATCATGTCCGCAACGTCAATCTGCTTACCACCGAGCCAGAGCTTGCGGAACTCATCGACGCTAGCAGAAAGTCGCGCTTGCTGTTCCTGCAATGCCTTAGGGTCCTTTGCCCCGGTCTTATCGAAAGCTTGCAAATCCTCAAGAATGCCCTTCATCAAGACTTTCATCTTGCTCAAGCGTCCAGCCTCCTTCGCCGCCTCGTCAGCAAGTCGCTGGGCCTCTTTAGCTTGAATCTTCTGCAACTCTTTCTCGGCTCCAATCTTCTGCCGCATGATGAATAGAATTCTTCGCTGAGCATCACTCTGTAGCAACGTATTCTTGGTACCGCCGGCAATGTTTTCGGCTTCTTGAGCCGCTGCATCAGCACGTTGGAAGAGCGCCGATGCCGATGCTATCGCTTCCGGTGTTTGCGCTGAGCGCATGGCTTCGCTAGCTTCACGCGCCAAGAAGGCCGCTCGCCGCATATAGTTCTCGGCCTTTTGATAGGCACCCTCATTCTTGTTCGCGTATTTGAACATCGTGTCCGAATAATCAGCCTCAGCATCGGCCTGACGCTCACGCGAAGCTTGTATTGCATCCGCAGCCGCCTTCGCAGCCGTCCGATAAGCAGCAACCACACGCTCTTGAGACTTGACCATTGAAGCCAGAGTCTCTCGGGTGTCATTAACAAGCTCTTTGTTTTTGGCTTTGAGATCATCAATTGCTTTGAAGTATGTCCGGCGAATCGCCGCGGCCCCTTGCTCCCAAATACGGTCTTGCTCGCGTCGGGTGTCGTCCGCTTCCTTACGAGCTTCTTGATTGACCTTTTGAATCTCCTGAATCTGCTCTTCAGCAGCTCGGCGTCGAGCTTCAGCCGCATCACGAATCGAAGCAACCTCGGACGCCGACCGATAGATACCGACCGCAATGATTGCCGAAACACCCATCAACGCCAGACCGAGTGGTCCAAGTGCAGCGTTGGCAAGCAACGCTTTCACCGCAAGAACTGCCAACGCCGCACCCAGAAAGGTCACTACACCTGTAACTGCTTGCAATGCGGCAACAAGCTGATTCGCCCCGCCAACCCATTGCAGAATCGAACCGAGTACCTGAGTCAATGTCATCCCCAACTCTTGTGTCAAAGTGACCTTGAGTTTGTTGATTTCATGAGTCAGTTTTTCGGCGGGCATTTCTTTGAACTTCTCCCACAGTTCATCAAGGTGCTCAGCAGACGACTGCGCCATCGCCTTCACTGCGTCCTCATACGCCTGAGCATCGTCACGTGTCAAAGCCAAACTCGCCGTCAAAGCTCGGATTCGACGAATGGACTTCGCGTATTCGGAGGCCATGTTCTTCGATTCATTGCTGATCGTCTTCAACGCACCGACAAAACCTTCGGCTTGAACAATCTGCTCAGCATTCGCATAACCCAATTCCCGTAGAACCTTCTTCATGTCCTCGGAAGGCTTCAAGAATGCCAACATTGCTTGACGCAGACCAGTAGACGCCTTGTGTGCCTCGATACCGCCGATGGTTAATGACACATAGGAAGCAGTCACCTCTTCAAGCGTAATACCAAGCTGCGCAGCGATTGGAATAATAGAACCGAGCGTATCCGCCAATTCCTTACCACGGACACGACCCAACTGAATAGTACGGAAAAACTGTGCCGCAACCTGATCGGCATTTTGCGATGACATGCCGTAAGCGTTCAACACCCCTGTCATCAATAGCACTGAGTCTTTCAGATCAATGACACCAACTTTCGCCAGCTTCATCGACGCTTCCATGATATTCGTGCGTTCAGAGACTTCGACAAATTGATTCGAGATCGTCTGATAGATGCCTTCAACAGCTTGCCCGAGGTCCACATTGAAGCGGCGAGCCATATTAGCCGCCTCATCCGTGAGTGTTTGAAACGACGATGTAGTCTCCCGCATCGAGCCTTCAAGCGGCGCCATCGTAATCAGCAGAACTTCAGAGATCGCACGCTGGAACTTGATCGACTCGCCAACCGACTCACGCAGAAGATTGCGGACCTGTGACAAGGCGCGAACAATTGCCTGTGTAAAAACAATCCGTCCCATCATCTGGAACGACATCATAAGCCGTTTGGACGAATTACCCGTCTCATTAAGAGCCCGGGTGCCCTTTTGTCCGGCTTGTGCCATCTGCTGTCCCGCTGAAGCCGATGATCGACCCAAGGCAGCCATACCTTGATTGACTTTGTCGATCTGCTCTTGCGTCCCAGGCGGCAGCCCGAGATTTGAACCTGTCGTCTGAGCAGCAGGCGTCGGAGTGGCAGGAGTTGTAAGCTTACTCAACCGAGCCGACGCTGTAGCCAATTGCTTCATAGTCGACAAGGCCGCTTGAGCCTGTGAATTCCACGTATTCAATTGACCAGCGTGCGTTTGCAGCGCAGTAGCCGACGTTTGCAACTGACTGTCAAGTCGTTGCAACGAATCAAGTGCTTGCGCTACATCGAAGCCAAGTTTACTGACAATTTCGTCGGCCATCTTATCTATCGCACACGGACACTTTTGATATGCGGGGCTACCGCGGGTAAACTAACGTGACTGGTATTGTGAAGAAAAGCCGCCGCACCTTTGACTTGAAAGTCGTAGGGACCTGGCCTCTTCAACTTGGAAAACAATGTCGGATCAGGATCAATGTTCGCGTTATGGAACTCATTCCAGACTAACCACGGCAAATCAGTCCCATACTTGAACACATACAAACCACTCTCGGCGTCGGTCACCATTTCCCCGGTGCTCGCCGCCATTCCCATCGCAGTCCGATCCATCGGAGCAGGGATTCCGCCAATCGGTACCGAAGCGTCGATCTTACTTGCGATCTTCACAAAAGTGGCTCGGGATGCACCACTCCAAATCGGAACTTCTGCAACAACAGCTTCTAGCCAAGCCATCAATCCCTGTGCTAGCACCTCCCGCATCGCGGCATCCAATGCCTTCTTGTACCCCGCCAAATTCAAACGCGGGGCCCGATATTTGTGGGTGAACTTCATGGTCAGGCTCTTCGACTTCGTGGACCTCGGCGCGCTGGGGACGGCAGTGAGCCCGAACCAGGTGTGCGAGCCCCGGCAAGCTTCGCCTGCCACTGCTCTTCGTCATAGCTGCACGTCTGATCGAACGCTATCACCAAAGCCTGGGCTTCCAAGCCACACTCATCCCACATTGCTTCAACGCCAGGTGGACGAATCCCTAGCCTTTGGCAGGCGCGCCAGATGGCGTACTCACCGGTTCGGTAGCTTGGCCAGAGGACGCTTGCACTGCCTGAACCTGACCAAGAAGAAAAACTTCACGGGCCTTCCTTAGCTTGGCTTCATCGAGTGCATTGGCCTCCATGACCGTCGCCAGAACTCGACTACATTCGATCTCACTCAGACCACCATTGCGAAGATCATCTTCCCAATTCCTCCACGAACGTGGATTGTCCTCTTCGATCGTGTCCCATTCAATGTCGCTCGGCTCCAGCGAATTGACCACAATGTAACCAAGGCGCTTCTTCGCCCACTGATCGATCATCTCTTTGTAAGACACGTCCTCAGGCATAGGGACTGCGCCATCCCGAGTCAATTTGGTTGGCATCTTTGGCTGCGGGCAAAGATCATTGAACTTGTCCATGTCCTTCAGGCCACGCGCACGAAAAACGATCTCATCCTCACCGCGAGGTAAAACCAAGAGCACTTCGTTACACAGTTTTTTGGGGTCAACACCACCAATCTTCATAATTCGTTCTCCCTCAAGAAAAGAAGGCATCGGTACCGAATGCCATCCGGCACCGATGCGAGAAACTCGGGTTACACACGCGAGACGTCGGGCTCGATGACATTACATTTGCCAGTGAGCGAGATCGTTGCGTCTTTAAGGTTGACTTCCTTGGTATCCGCCCGGAAGTCCGGGAAGAGCGTGATTTCCTTCTGAGCACCACCGCAAGGTGGGGTGTGCTCGATTTCGATGTCGATGGCATACGGTTCGCACTGGTCAGTTGACGAACTGACCCATCCAGACGCGCCACCAATACCTTTCAACGCATCAATCGGGGCAATCGTTTCCGAAGTTCCCGTCGTGATGTGTTCATAGGTCGCTTCCAGCCTCACATCAAGAGGCACTTGATCGCCTTCACGCACGGTGTCAAGATCGCCCCGGTCCAACATGTACTCGTAGGTCCGATGCTCGGTGTAGGTAACGTTGCCGTCACCGACCTTGATCTCGATCTGCTGCGGTAAAAAGGTGACAACAGCATTATCTGCTGGGATACCGTCAACATCACTCAAAGCTGGAGTAAACGTCAACTGGCACGTCACTGTTCCAACAGCGGCGACCAAAGCGGCTACTGCTGTCTGAGCACCCCCCGTCAACAAAGCGTCATCGGCAACCAGCAAGGTACTGTCGCCTTCAGGATTGACAAACTCTATGAGGTAGAGAGTACCAGGCGTACCGTAGACATTAACCGTGGTGACGCTGGTAAGACCCTCCAACGCCGCCTTGAGAAGAGCAAGCGTGATATCGTAAGCAAGCGCTGCTGTCTCTTGACTCTTATAAGACAGAGTAAAGGTCCCGCCGGTAGCGTCGATCGTCACACTTTGTACTTCATTGGCGTCCTGCGCGGTCACTGTGCGAGTCAAAGTGGCGCCAACTACCGTGAAACGGGCGCCCACAGGCACAAGGTACGTGTTGTTAGTCAGATCGGCAACAGTGTCGATCTCCATTACGGTATCAAGTGCGGCAAGAGCACTATCGGGATCATTCACCGCAGCCGACCCACCGAAACCATCCTTGAACCGAATAATACAGTCACGAAGTTCGATCCTGGCCATGAGATTACCTCCTAGTCTTCTCGGTCAACGTCGGGCTCGATGACATTACACTTGCCGGTGAGCGAAATCGTTGCGTCTTTGAGGTTGACTTCCTTGGTGTCCGCCCGGAAATCCGGGAAGAGCGTGATTTCCTTCTGAGCACTACCGCAAGGCGGGGTATGCTCGATTTCGATGTCGATGGCGTATGGTTCGCATTGGTCAGTTGCAGAAGTGACCCATTCGGCCGCACCATCAGTACCTTTCAACGCATCAATCGGGGAAATCGTTTCCGAAGTTCCCGTCGTGATGTGTTCATAGGTCGCTTCCAGCCTCACATCAAGAGGCACTTGATCGCCTTCACGCACGGTGTCGAGATCGCCCCGGTCCAACATGTACTCGTAGGTCCGATGCTCGGTGTAGGTAACGTTGCCGTCACCGACCTTGATCTCGATCTGCTGCGGTAAAAAGGTGACAACACCATCCTCAACATACGTTCCGGCTCCAAGTGCAGGAGTGAACTCAATGTTCGTCGTCGGGCTCGCACTCTCAGGAGTTCGAGCCGTAACCACATGCACTTGGGTCGCATCCGTCTCACCGGCGCAAGTAAAACGAGCACCAACCGGCACCAAATCAGCGTCGGTAGTGTTAAGAACAACGGTGTCGATGTCCATCTCAGCGTCAGTCGCAACAGGCGGCGTTGCCGTCAATGCTGCGGTACCGCTCAATCCATCCTTGAACCGAACAATACAGTCACGAAGTTCAATTCTGGCCATTTGATTTCTCCTCTCATGGCTATTCGTCGGTTGTCAATTCCATCACATACCAGCAGTCAACCATCGATTGCCGAAGCCGATCTGTCGGAGTCATCTGACCAAAATGAAACACCCGTAGTGCATCATTCCGACCTTTTGCCGGCGACAAACAGCCAAGCTGTGTTTGGTCATCAATCTCTGGATCGTCTCCGTACCGATAGACCGCAATTACGGCATCCAACGCCTCGTGGTAGATACCAGCAACTCGTTGCGGTGAATACCGATTCTTGGGCGGATTATCCATCCGGTCCTGAATCAGTATACGAACTCCAACTCTGAGTTCGTAGTAGTTTCGACTCATCTCACGGGAGAAAGGTCCGGTTATAGCAATCTCGACGTGTTCAGGCGCTTGCATGATTGCGTCGGTACGGTCATCCACACCCTCAACGAGAGCGGGGATATTATTATCCGTAGCGACTTCCTTCAGGTACGTCGCCAACGAGGCGAAAATCCAGCGTGCCCAATGCGGGTTCGCAGACATCTTACACCACCTCTTCGGCTGCGGCATCTTCAACAGTCAGCACATCAGACGCTTCCAATGACTGCTGTAGCCCGGTCTCCAAATCCGTCTCACCGAGAAGAGCCTTACCTGTAATGATCCAACCAGTTCGGAATTCCAGTGTCTCGATTTTCTCGAACTGGTACTTGACGCCATCCCATACAACCCAGTCATCATGACTCAACACCAGAGATCGAGCGTCACGTCGATCAATGATGAAAACACGCTTGCTAGCATCGTAACTCCCGCCTTGGACCATCTGCTTATCGGCCGAGATAATCGAGATGTTGCGAACAACATCACGAGTCATCATCGCCGGCAAAACAGCAGCACGTCTGACGCGGGTGACTTGGGTTCTGACAGCGGCCTCACCAGTCCGAGGATCAACCTCAGAGGTCAACAGTCGGTAGATAGCAATCGGACCGCCGTATTGTCGCTTCAAAACGTACAATGCAGTCTGTATCTGGCGACTTAGAAAATACTGATGAGGTTGCATATCACGCCCTTAGTCTTTCGATTGAGCTTGAGATTGTTTCCAGCGCTCATCTAGCGCTCGCTCCAACCGACTCATGATACCAGTGTTCCGAGTAATGACCCGAGCGCACTTTTTCACAAGTGGTAGAAGCACTTTCCGCTGCTCGTCTTCCAATTTGTCGATACGATCCGTCAACCGACACTCGCGCATCCAGCCTTGCCACAGCAGAAAACCCACAACCACAACCAGAGGCCCGTACTGCTTCACAACAAACAGCACTGTAGTCCAATCCATGTCTACCTCCAGTACACAAACAGTGAAGGAAGGCCACCCTCCCGGATCGCTCCGGGAGGGAAGGCCATTTCAGACAACACACAACGAAACGTGGTTTAGCCGAGAAGGACCACGCACAGGTTTTCATCCAGGACCGCAACGCCGGCCAGAATGTCCAGATTGACCACAGTACCGCCTTCTTGGATGTCGTACTGCATCGTCACACGCATGGCGATGTTGTTGTACGAACCCACGCTGCTCATCACACCCAGTCGACCATTCGGAACGGCGAGTGGGCGGGTGACAAGCGCCAGGCTGTCACGATGGAACGCCATGTTCAGCGCACCAGCGGGACCCGGGAAGGCATCGTCGTTATCAGCCAACAGCACCTCAAGCGGTCGGTCCAGAAGAATCGACTGTTCGCCACTGGCACTCAGCCAACTCTCAATGATCGTGTAGGTCCGGCGGTTAGCACTAGCCCCGAACGCGACCAACTGACCGATTTGAGGAGCGACAGTCCAACCGTCGAGCACAATCGCTTCGCTGTAAGCGGCGGCGAAGTCACCCTTGACAGCCATCTTCACATAGACCGTGAGCACAGCAGAAGACAAGGTCGCGTACTTGTTGACCTCGTTCATGGTGACCGCTGTGGTGTCAGTAGCCGCGGTTACGGCGGTAAGGTAAGTAGGCTGATCGTTGCCGGCCACATTGGCGAATTCACCAACCGACGCTTCGTAGCCAGTGATGAGACACGCCTGGGAACCGCTTCCGCCAGCGGCGAGAGGATTGGTGATCGTACCAGTCTCGACCTGACCGACCATGGTGGCAGCCGCGAGACTATTCACATTCTGGTCCATGTAGGTCGTGAAACCGAGGATTCGGCCGAGTTCGGCGTTCTCCAAGGCGGTACCACCATCACCACGCTCGTTGGCCTTCAAGAACATGTCGTTCTTGAGCAACGCAGTCTCGCTGGCCGCGGCCAAAACGAGATTACGGCCATCGGTCGGGGCCTTGTTGACGTTCAACACCTCACGGGCTTCCAGCATGTAGTCCTTGCTGTTGGCGCTAGTGAGATTCTGGAGGCGACCAACACGGTTGGCCGGGGCTCGCAGGAAGTTGTGACAGCGGCCGAGAACGGAGCGGTCCACAGCCCGAGCGATGGTCTGCATACCGGGACGAAGGTAGATGTCCACCAAGTCCTGGAACGACTTACTGGCCTCACCGTCCTTAATGACGAACGAGTTGTAGAACCATTGATCCAGAGGCACCTGCACGTTGGTCGCGCTGGCATCTTGCTGGGACAAGGTGGTTCCGTCACGCTTCCGGTTGATCCGGAAAGTACCGGGCCGACGGGTGTTGACCACATCGCCGAAATCCTTGACTTCATCCTCGAAGTCACGGTGGACGAGATTGGCCACAACCATGTTCTCTTCCAGAATCGCCAGACCTTCTTGGGCCCAGTGTTCCGGAATGAAGGCGTCATTGTCGTTAGCGAAGCAAGCGACCTGAGCCTTGGACAAATACAGAGTGTTCATTGCGTTTCTCCGTTGGTTTCGTTAGACGCACGGTGCGTCCATTCAGTCAATTCACACCCCTGACAGGTTTTAGCGGCGACCGAAGCTTAACGATTCGGTCGCAACCCCAGAGCTTCAGGGTCCTTCTCTCGGAGTTCTCGGTATTGCTGCGGAGTCAATTTCCGCACGTCTACCTTGCCGCCTTTACCCAGTGCTGTTCCACTGGTCGCTTGTCCTGCCCCGATCCCACTCACGACACCCGACTTGAACAGGTTCCCGTAGGTCTCAGGCAGTTCTTTCATCCGCTTCACCGCTTCCGCTGGTGTACGAACCATGGTAGCCGGTTCACCCGTCTTGGGATCAACATCTTTCATCGTAACCATCGGTCGATATGTCCCAGTCGGCTTACCGGATTCCTCGTCCACCTCCTCCAGAAGTTTGGTTTGAGGACGCAAAAGCACTACAATCTGGTCGGCATTGAACGCCTCGTTTTTGACAGCGGCGTCCTGTAAAGAACGCTCCACCGTGCTATCACGGTACAGGTTTTCCCAGAACTCCACTTTCTTCTTCAAGTCGATCACGACCGTGCCGTGTGATTCCTCCAACTGCTGCTTCTCCAACGCCAACTGCTGTTCTTTCGTTCGCAATTGACCTTGAATCGAAGACAGGTTGTCCTCCAAAGCCTTCCGTGTTGCTTCGGTCATATCCTTGTCTGTGAGGGCCTCGGTCAACTTCAACTCCACTTGAGCCAAAGCTGCTTGATGCTTTCGACGATCCTCAGCCAGGAAACGATTTACATCGTCCTGATCGAACGGCTTTCCTGTCGAACCGCCATCACCAGTCTTGCCAGCGTCACCACCTCCGGTGCCACTACCCGCGCTACCTGCTGCCGCTACCGTTGCCGCTGCCGCAGCCGCAACCGCAGCCGCAGCCGCAGCCGCATCACCGGTACCAGCACCCGCACCAGCACTCCCTGCGCCGCCATCGCCTCCCTCACCATCAAAGCAAGCAACACGACTCGGGGCCAAATACAGTTTGCGCAAATTGATGTTCATTACTGAACCTCCACCTGACGAATGTTATCAACGAACCTTATACGAGTCGTCAGTTACTCGCGGTTCACCCAGCAATTCGTGCCCGCTGGTAAAGCAAGACGTAACAACAAGCTACGCCGGACGGACGAGGTTACGAAACCCTCGACAACTTGATTGCATCACCGTCCCGTAAATACGGCCTAAGCAGACGCCACGCGACTGCATTCGGAATGAGATTGATGAGATGTTCCAACGGCAATTGATCGCGTTGGAACATTGTCTTAACACCTCCGTATGTCGCACTGGTGACCGCCAGAAGTTCCAATTCCATGTCAGGGTCTCTGTTGTCCAAAAGACTGTGCGCAAGTTCGTACTGTGCAATTCGGATGTCTTCAGGAATAAGAATATCAACACCACGAGGAAACTCATTTGCTTGTGCCGCTTCGGCGACCCGAATCTCCTCACGAATGGGATCAGTCAAAACTTCACCATCATGCGCTTCCATGACCACGTAGACGGTAGCTTTGTAACCCTTGTAAGCGAGAGCATCAATCAAGCGTCGAGCCGCAATCAATGCGTTTTCCCGATCAGTAGCCGAGGCATCGGTCCAAGCCCACTCGTGAAGGCGCTTGGCAAAGTATTCGCCAGCTTCGACAACTGTACCGTAAAAAGTCTCATTCAACGCCATGGGTCACCTCTCAATACCTCGTCAACCAGTCCATGCTTTGTCGGTCTGGATGTGATTCATACCAGCCATTGTCCCAGAGATCGTCAAGCATCTCGAAGTATTCTTGGTACATCCACTTCACCCGATCCATGCTATAGTTCGCTACGGCTCGTTGGTGAATGTACCATGGATCGAGTTCATGGACGTGTTGCGCTGCCCAGGCAAACTGATCTAACGTGTGGCAACGGAATCCTGTTCGGCCATGCTCAACAGTCTCAGTAAACGCGCCGAAGTCAGTCGAGATAACAGGCGTACCCGCCATTTGTGCTTCGACAGCAACTCCGCCGAATGGTTCAACGTAGTACGTCGGAGTGAACGCGGCTTTCGCCTTTCCAAGCAATTGAGCTTTCTCGTCGCCAGTGACACACCCTACGTACTCCAGATGATCGCCTTCAAACACCTCACCACCGACGCAGTGGATTTTGTTTCCTTCGACTTTCGTGACTCCCTGCCCGGCAAGGACCAACTTGGCGCCAATCCGTTTGCAAGTCTCAACGGCGGCGTTGATGCCTTTCCGTCGCATGATCCGACCCATGAACAAGTAGTAGTCTTCCTTTTGCGGTTGGAATGGGTAGTCGGCCGGGTTGAAGTAATTCGGCACAACCGTATCGTAAAACTTACCGTCCGGGTCGCGTCCACCTTGAAACGCCCACATCATGTGCATGTGAGAGTAGCTCTCGAAGCACCGATACTTGCTGAACGTTCCAGTGTACCCGATCCCGTACTCGACCGGTAACACATCCTCTTCACCAACTGCTTCGATAATCGGGGCACTCAATGAGCCGCAAATCAAGGCGAGAATATCTCGCCGCTCTTTCCGAGCATTGATCGCTGCGGAGGCTCGGCCATTTGTCAGTGGCCAGTAGGGTTCCTTTCCAGTCCACCCCAAATTGTAAAGAGCATTCTTGTCCCACTCGCCGAAATACTTGATCTGCTCATCTCGGCTGATAGTTTGAATATGCTCGTCACATTCGACTTCACTTCCTTCCGCGCCATAGTGAAACACCGTATGGCCCAGAGACTTCATCATCTGGACAAAGTGCAACACCTTCATCGT